TCGCTGATGGTGCCGTAGCCGAACGCGGTCGCGTCCGTCTGGGTGGCGAGGTTGGTCATAGCGCCTCCAATGCGGCACACCAGCTGTCAAGCTCGGCGGATGCCAGTTCGGCTTGTTCGATCGCGCGCTCTCGCGCTTTCTGCGAGTACTCGTCCCAGCAGGATTCGAGCCAGGTGATTCGTTCGACCCACTGCTCGGGCTGGTCTCGATCGGCCCACAGGCCGACGTCGGCGAGGTTCTCGCGCAGGCCCGGCAGCGGGTGTGCGATGACGGGGATGCCGTGGGCGAGCGCCTCGGAGGCGACCATGCTCCACGACTCTGTCGCGGAGGGCACCAGCAGCACGCGCAGTTGCGCCCACACCTCGTGCATGCGATCGGGTGGGAGTTGGTCGAGGATGGTGACGTTCCGTGGGCGGCGGCCGGGAGGAATTGACTGCTTGCCGTAGCCGCCCTTCACCCCCACGAAGGTGCGGTCGGGCAGCGCGCGCACGATGTCCCAGAAGGGGCCGACCTTGCTGGTGGCTTCGAGGTTGATCAGCCCGATGCTCGAGCCGGTGGTCGGTGTGGTCGGGATGCGGACCGGGGGGTGCACCACGAGCTTGCGCGGGTGCGGCAGCTCGTGACTCATCACGTTCGAGTTGACGGTGACGAGGTTGGGGCGCGTGTTGTACAGGCCGACCTGTACGCCGGTGCGAGCGTTGTGGCAGATCGCGACCTTCTTGCCTTGCCAGGTCTCTGCGGCGAGGGGGAAGTCGGGATGGTAGATGAGTAGGTCTGCCTCGGGGGCGGCATCCGCTGTGACGGGGATGCCGCCCCACGAGTAGTCGAGCACCTGTTCTCTGACGGTCACGAGCACGTCGTGGCCGCGCCGTTGCAGCGCGGTCAGCATGCTGTGAGTCATCAGCTCGGAGCCGATGAACCGGTGGGGCGGATACGAGAGCAGGCTTGCGACGACTTTCATATCCGCCCCGGGTGGTCGATCGGTTACGAGAGGAAGGCGCTGATGGGGTTCTGCGCGACGCCGCCCGAGACGTACGACGCGACGAGGTTCTGGCGGATGACCCGCGCGCCGTACACGTTCAGGCCGCGCACGATGTCGGCGAACTTGGTCGGGTTCCGCAGGGCCTCGACCTCGTTGATCTGCGACGCGAACGCGACGCCGGCCGTGTGGTAGCCCACAGCGGTCGGCTTGTTCTGGTCGCCGAGCAGCGGCGACTCGAGCACGTCCATGCCGTAGATGCGACCGATGACGCCGTTGCGCAGCTCGCCGTCGCCGCCCGCGTAGGAGGCGTCGGACAGCTGGTCGATCAGCAGCGCCGCGAAGGCCGGGTTGACGGCCGCGAAGCGCTGCGACATCGGCAGCTTCTGCTTGTTGAGGTAGGTGCGGATCGCCAGGAGCGCGGTGCGCGCCTTGGCCGGCGTGTCGATCGTCACGGGCGAGGAGCCCGTGATGTTGAGCCCGAACGACTGCGTGAGCAGCAGGCCGGCGACGTAGTTCTCGGCGTCCTCCGCGAGCGCGCGGCCCGCAGCGGTCGTGTAGTCCTCGAAGTTGCCGGCGGCCTGGACGCGGTCGACGTCGTCGACGTTGAAGCCGAACGCCTTCTCCTGGTTGATGAGGAGGTCGATGCCGTCGTCGTCGAGGTCCTGCGGGTTGATGACGCGCCCGGCGGCCTTGTAGTCGATGATGTTCGGCGTGACCGCACCGGTGATCTTGACGGTGTTGCCGCTGGCGACCTCACCGTCGTACTTGCCGTTGACGGTGGGGATGATGATCTGGTTCGCGTGGAACTCGAGCTGCAGTTCCGGCGCCCAGACCTCGGGGATGAAGTTGTTGATGGCCACGATGGGCTCCTTCCGTTACGACCCCGACAGCAGGCCGTCGAGCTCGCCCTTCTGGCGGGCTTCGCGGATCTGCTGAGGAGTCATGTTCTTGAGTTGGTCGCGAGAGGTGATCTGCGTGGTCTGACCCACCGGGGATCCCTGCTTGCCCTGGCCGTCGGCGGTGGCTGTCGCGGCGGGCCGGGTGGCCTTGAGGTCCGCGAGCAGTTCGTCGGCGTCGGCCTCGAGCTCGTCGAGGGTCGTGCCCACGAGGCGTTTCGCCTGCGTGGCCGTGAGACCCTTGCGGAGAGCGACGTCGGCGCGCAGTGCCTGGAGCTCCAGCTCGGTTGCTCGCTTCTCCGCTGCCTCAGCGCGGTCGAGCATCTTCTGGGTCTCGGTCTTCTGCGCGTCCTCGATCTCCTGCAGCCGCTTGGCGGCGTCGGCGTTCTCCTTGGCGCGCTGCTCATTCTTGCGAGCGAGGGCCTTCCACTTCTCGAGCTCGTTGGCCGGGTCGGCCGTGGCGCTCGTGTCGGTGGAGGTGGTGGTGCTGGCCGATGCGTCGGCGTCCGTTGCGGTCGCGGCGGCGTCGGTGCCAGTCGTGTCAGTCATGGCAGTCTCCCGTTTCGGGTTGTGGTGAAGCGCCCCGTTTCGGGGTGCCTGCCCGCGTGTGCGGGAAGTCAGATGTCGGCCGGGCCGGTGAACGCGTCTGCACGCCAGCGCAGGTACGGGCCGATCTCGCCGTGTTCGGAGGTGACGATGAGTTCGCGGTAGTCCGGGGCGCGGCCCCCACGGTCGGCGACTCCGGTCAGCTCTGCGACCTTGCCGTGCGTGCCCTCCAGCAGCGCCGGATCGATGACCTGGCCGGGGTCTTGGTCGACCGCGAGGACTTCGACCGAACAGTCGCATCCTGGGTGGATCGGCATCAGCGCGCGCTTGTGGTAGCGCTGCGTTGACGCGATCACGCACAGAGCGCAGTTCTCGTTACCGGTCAGCACGCGCCTGTAGAACTCGAACGAGGAGGCCGCGATCGACTGACGCGACTGCGCGACCTTGACCAGCTGCAGATCCGTCTCAACGAGGGACTGCAGGCGGCGGGCGCCTGCGGCGACGGCGAGGGCCAGAGGTGCGCCTTGCGAGAGCTCGGTGTACACGGTGACCGCGGGGCGCTGGTAGACCGTCTGGGCGTCGACTCCGCGTGGCTCCGCGATCTCGCTTGCGGGGACGAGCGCCATCGGCACGCGGTCGCCGAGTTCTTCGAGGGAGCGCATCTGGTACGCCGCGGTCAGCTGGGCGACGCGTTGGCTGGCCGATCGGACGACGGGGATGACGGTGCGGCGGAATCGCGCGATGTCAGCGTCGCGGTAGTCCGGCAACGCGCGCCACAGGTCCTGCGTGGCGCGCACCGTGTCAGCGCGAAGACGCTCGACCGCGTTCTGGTACGCGCGGGTCAGTTGGTCACGCGTTGGCATCGGGCGCTGTCGGGCTCATCATGGCCTGCACCATGATCTGCTCGTCAGCCATCTCGACGAGCATGTTGTCGACCTCGTCCGGCGTGTAGCCGAGGATCGTGGTCATGATGGTGCGCCACGGCACGCCGGCGGCCTTGGCCTTAGTCGCCGCGTCGTAGCGTTCGGCGAGCGACACGTGCTCGGGTGGCGCCCACGTGGTGACGATGCGCTCCTCGAAGTCGGGGTCGACGACCTGCAGGGCCCGCTTGAGCACGGCGTTGATCGACGGCTTGATGCGGTTGATGCGGTCGCGCGCCTTGAACACCAGGCCCTCGCGGGCGAACGCCGCCCCTTCGGCGGACTGGTTCGCTGCGTCGGGCACCAGCACCGACAGCGGCGTGCGCGTCGACGCGGCGAGGTCGCGAAGGTCGTCGGCGACGGCGGCAAGCATCTGCTGGATCGACTGCGCCGACTCCTGCGATTCCCAGATGTCGATACCCTCGGGCAGTTCCCACAGCGCGCCGGGCGCCGGCTGGAAGATGGCGGCGTAGTCGATCGGGCGTCCGTCAGCATCGGTCGCGGGAAGCCCACCCTTGACGGCGCGCTGGCGGAACGCCTGCATGGCCACGGTCACGAGACGCTGCAGCACGCCTCGGTTGATGCGGTTGATGACGTCGACGTGCGCCTCGAACTCGCCCATGCTGTGGTGGTTCTCGAGCACGAAGACGGGCGGGTCGCCGAGATAGGCCTCTTCGGAGCCCTCGACGCGAGTCCATCCGCCCTGAGCGCCGGTGCGCAGTCGAGGCTTGCGACCGTTGAAGGGCTCGACGTAGCAGCTGCGTTCGAATCGAACGCGCACGCCGGCCGCCCACACGAACGCGTAGTCCTTCTGCGCGTCGATGTCGCGCCAGGTCTTCACGGCGGCGCGCGAGACCCACGGCTGGAGCGGGTCGGTGGCGGCGATCATGAACTCAGGTGACTCGCTGGTGATGATCGGCTCGCCTTCGCGAGATCCGACAGCGATGTAGCCAATGCCGTAGGTGAGGCTGTCGCGGATGGCGTCGCCGAATACGACGTCGAGCCGGTTGAGTTCCCAGATGTCACGCAGGCGGTCGTCGTCCTCCTGAGCGGCACCGATGCGAGCACCGGTGCAGATCATGCGCTCGGCGGGTGCCTCGACGACGAGCTCGCCCCAGTTGGTTCGCGCCTCGCGCTGGAAGCGTTCCCACGCTGCGCGCAGGTTGCGGCCCATCTCGGGCAGGGGTGCGTTGCCGTCGACGTAGGACCGCAGGCGGAGCATCCGGGGGCGTCGCTCGTCGAGTCGTCGCGTCAGGACGTCGAGCCAGTCCTGCGGCGTCTCAGGTGCGACCATGAGTCCCCCTAGTAGATGCGCCTCGGAGCGGTTCGTGTGGTTTGGCTGATGCCGGCGCCCAGAGCGTCGAGGCGGCACGCGTGAGCGAGCATCCACGCGTAGGCCGCGTCGATCTTGGCGAGGTAGTTGTTGTTGGGCTTGCGCAGGACGATGCCCGAGCGCACTCGTTGCCGCCGTGCGTTCAGCAGATGCCGGGTGAATGCCTTCGAGCCGTCGTAGCTGACGTCGCCGTTGAGGATCGCGGCGTGCAGCGCTTCGAAGCCTCGGACGACGGTGGAGATCGATCGCGTGTTGAACGCGATGGGCTTGTCTCGCGAGGCCTTGACCTTGAGCTGGCGGTTGTAGAGCGCTTCCCATCGGGCAACGCGGTCTTCCCACATGGCCGGGTCGGCGTACATGCCTACGACAAGGTGCTGGCGGAAGGCCTCGGTGACTGCTGCCTCGACCTCGAGCTCGGGCAGCACCCAGGTGGTTTCCCCGGGTCCGTCCGGTGGTTCCCAGATCCCAAGCGACCAGCTGTACCCGTCCGAGACGCGCATGGCGATCAGAGCGGTGGCGTCGGGCTTGGACTTGGTGCGACCGCGGGAGCCGTCGAAGCCGAGCACGACGGGTTCGAGCTTGCCGACGGGCTTGAGTTCACCGTGCCGCTCGAGCCATGCCTGGTCGGTGGCGTTGATGGCCCGCAGCTCGGGTTGCGAGAGCCACGAGTCAGCGGCGTGCGTGATCTGGTTGAGGAAGTCGGCCCGCATGACCTGTGGGTCGTTGGAGGTGTCGTAGAAGTCCGATGCGATGCGGAAGATCGGTGACCACCCGGGCTCGCAGGGCGGGTCGTGGATGAGGCATCCGTCGGGGTGGTCCGACGAGTCGCCGTATGCGACTCGCAGGCCATGCACGAGCGAGTCGCGGTCGCTGGGATCCGTTGTTGCGGGCGCCTCGCGGTGGTCGTACAGCAGCGATCGCGTCTCGGTGAGCTTCGCGAAGTCGCCCGACTTGATGTTCTCCCAGAACCGTGCCGACTGCTCAGCGACCGAGTCCTCGCCGGGAGTGAATGCGTTCGGCGTCTCGATGGTGACGCCGCCGATCTTGGTGGCGTTGTTGCGCAGCACCTGAGCGAAGCGTGTCCCGCCGTTGCCGGCGACCCACTCCTCGGTCTGGTCGAGCACGGCGCACACAGCGCGGGCGCCCTTCGCTGAGCGTGCACTGGAGGTGCGCGTCTCGATTCGACCTCGTGGGAGCGCGACGAAGGTGTCCATCGGGTCGATGCGGTACTCGTCGACCACGGGGCCGTTGCGAAGCATCTCCAGCAGCGCCGACCACGTGTTTGCGGTCTGTTCTTCGGCGACGGCGGTGATCAGCACGAGCGGCGAGAGCTGGGTTGCCCACTCGCGGCCGACCGGTTGCCCGGATGAGTCCCACCCGTCGAACAGCACTGGGCCGAGCGCTTCGGCGGCGGCGATCGCGCCGACGAAGGGCGACTTGCCCCAGCCTCGAGGGCGTTGAAGTACGGCGCGATGCTTGACGCGGTGGCCAGTGGCCGGGTCGAGCTCGTACAGGCGCACGAGGAACTCGAGCTGCTCACGCGTTGGGATGAAGGCCTCGTACTCAGCGCGGTCGGGCGCCGCGAGGTAGGTTTCCATCCACTCGGCGACCTGCCAGCCGAGCGACGGGAACAGTTCTCCGTCGAGTGGGCGCCACCCCTTCTTGCGGGCGGCCATCAGCTGATGTCGCGGCTGATCTCGCCCCGCGAGAAGGAACGCTGCGCTCGGATGGGCTTGACTCGCGCGTCGGCGGCGTCGGCCTCGGCGAACTGGATGCGCAAGCGTGCGCGATCCTCGGGCGTCGCGCCGAACTTCGCGGTTCGAAGTCGAAGTTCGGGAAGCCACCGCAGATCGCCCGACCATACGCGCGCGTGCAGCAGGGCCGAGTCGAGCAACTCAGACCAGTCGGTGGCCGTGAACTCGATCGACAGCGGCGAGTCGGCCCACATCTGCCACCAGTCGCGCGTCTGCTGCGGCCAGCGGAACGGAACCGGCCCGTCCTCGGTGTAGATCTCAAACTCGGGGAGCTCGGGCTGCTGCGCGAGCACCTTGGGAAGGATGCGCATGGGCACCGGTTCCGCGTTCGTGCGCGCGCGCTTCTCGGGCGCTTTCGGTGCGGGGCCTCGTCCAGCCATTGGGTACCTCCCGTTTCGGGAATGGGCCTCCCGTTTCGGGAGAAGTTCGCCGGATTTACGCGGCGAAAAGCGTTACACTGGGTGGGTGAGATTGTGTGAGCAGTGCGGGAAGTCGATCGTTCAGAAGAACGCGCAGGCCCGCTTCTGCTCCACGCGCTGCCGGGTCGGCGCTCATCGGGCCGCACAGCGCGACCCCATCCCAGCACTGCTGCGCGAGCGGCCTCGGTGGGTTCGACACACGGCCACGAAGGTTCCGCTCACTGCCAGCGGCGCGCCGGCCTCCAGCACGAACCCGGCGACGTGGACCGACTACGACTCCGCCCGCCGTTCAGACGTCGGAGCCGGCATCGGCTTCGTGCTGACCGGCGACGGCATCAGCTGCATCGACCTCGACCACTGCGTCAGGGACGGCGTTGTGGATCCTCGTGCGTTGGAGTACATCGCGGCGGCCGAGCCGTTCTACGTCGAGCTCTCACCGTCCGGCACCGGCATCCATGCCTGGACCCACCGTCTGTCGCCCGGCCGCAACCGCTTCACCCTCGACAACGGGCTCGCTGTCGAGTGGTACGACACCGCCCGCTACATCACCGTCACGGGCCGCCCGCTGTAACGCTTTTCGCGCTGTGCGCCCGCCAGAGGCCGCAGGCGACGAGGCCGCCGCGCGGCCCGTTTCAGCCGCGAAATCGCCTGCAAGAGACGGTGCGCGCCCTGCTGCGGTGCCTTCCGGCCCGAAAAGGCCCAGACCCGTAGCCAGGGGAATTCACAGCACCTTTCAGAGTCGGAAGGCCCCGGGGAGGGGGTGGGCCCCCACCCCGTGACCGTGCCGCTGTTCTGCGTCGCTGTCGACGATGCTCTGTCCGCGTCGCGAGGGCGGCCGGCAGGGGGCGGGGCAGGGCGCCCAGAGCGTCGATGGCTGGCGGGAATGCGTGCAAGGCTGGGTCACACGCGTCGCAGGTTCGCGTCTGTCGGATGGGGCGGCGCCCGGTTGCCGCCGGAGAAGGTGGGGCGGGGATGTTCTACGACAGCCCCGGGTGTTTCTCTGGGGGGCGGGTCTCGCGTACCTGGGGGAGGTTCTTTCTGGCCTCCCGGGCCTCGTTCTGCGTCTCGAGGTTGTGGTGCCAGTGGCAGAGGGTGCGGACCATGTCGACGGTCGTGGTCTCGCCGGGCATCCATCGAGTCCAGTGGGCTGCTTCGAGATGAGTTGTCTCGGTGCAGCGGCCGCCGTCTCGAAGTTCGGCTGTGCATCGGTGCCCGTCGCGCTCGAGGCACGCGCGTCTCACCGAGTCGGGAACGTGCTTGATGCGGTTGGACCAGGTCACGAGATGCTCGCGTAGATCGCGGCGAGACGGTCTGCGCCTGCCTGTTGCGAGTGCCATCGTTCGGCGTGCTGACGGCCGATCTGACCCCAGTAGGCGCGCTGTGAGGGCTGCAGCAGTTGCGCGAGCGCGTCGCCGATGGTCGTTGGGGTGGCGTGCACGAACGGCAGCAGGCCGAAGCGCCGGGCGTACTCCGCGAGTGTGGCTTCAGGTGCGCCGCAGACGACGGGAATGCCCATCGCCCACGCCTCGATGGCGTTGCCTCCATACCCGTACGCCGTCTGGTCGAAGAACACGTCGCACGTGCCCTTCATCTGCAGGGCACGCTCCCACGGCTGGCCCTCGATGAGCACGACCTCGATCGGAGCACCATCCGCCTGCAGCTGATCGCACGCCGCCAGGAACTCAGCGGTCGACTTCAGCGAGCGGTTCGTCGGTGCGTGGCCGATGCGGATCACGTCCGGGCCGTGCGCTTGCCGGTACGTGGCGAGCGTGTCGAGGTCGTCCATCTGCGGCATCCACTCGACGTCGTCCGGGGCGAGGAGCCACAGGTCGAGCGTCGAGACCAGCACGCGGGCGTCGCCGGCGTGCTGCACAAGCCCGTGCGGGTTCTCGCGGAAGCCGGTGCCGTGGAAGGTGATGACGTTGGCCGGCGTGGAGGCGATGACTGCACGGTGATCGTGCGAGTGCCGAACGTCGGCCTCAAGCCACTGTCGTTCGATCGTCGGCCAGTGCCACGGCGAGTGGTGCGGGAACTGCAGGTACGAGGGAGCGCCCTGGTAGGCATTCACCTGCCACTCGGGCC